TCTCTCTTTTTTGTAATATTTATAATAAAACTATACTAAAGAATTAAATAGTCACAGATGGACTTATTGTGATAATACCCTCAATCACTCTTGTAATTGTACTATCAGATGTTCTTGTAATTTCTACATCATACACATATCTAGCTGGGGCGTCAAGTGTATTTGTTTGATCTGCTGTCAATGATAATGTAATTACCCCTGTTGTAGGATCACTTGCGATTGACGTTGTAATTTGTGTTCTTGTTCTTGTTGAGGCGTATCCTTTTGCCATTTTTGCTGACGCTGTGTAACCAGTTAAGTCAAACGCATCACCGCTTGAATCTGTAACAGTTACGTCAGATGTAAAAGTTGCGCCCTGATCAATCCTTAGATTTGCTATCGCTGCCATTGACTTCTTCTAAACCTTTTTTAATCTTTTCGTTGTAGTAATTTGTTAATACTTCGATTTTTTCAAGTTCAATGTCGTGTCTAATTTTAGACCTTTGTATTTCTTGTCTAGCGACAATTGTATTTCTTACTTCTAACGGTAGTTTACTTAACTCGTATTCTTTACCATCAATTGTTACAATGTCTTGTTGATTATCTGCCATAATATTCCTTTCTACTATTTATCACTAAAGTTTGATGAATTCATACTAAAAGATGATAAAATGTCTTTTTCTACTGCTCTTATATTAATGTGTATAAATCTAAATGGTTCTAATCCATGATCTACCATATAAGCGTGTGACATATACGCTGGAAACAACATTAGAGTGCCTGGTTGAACATTATAATTTATAATATCATTTGCGTTAGTAATTTTTGTACTATCTTTTTCTTTTAATTTAAGTGGCACATGAGCTGTTCGTGGATCCTGAAAGAATGGTTTTGAAGTTTTATCACTAGACTTTAAAAAGTAAAAACCGGATATATGATTATTACCGTGTGTATGAAACCAGTGGTGACCAGCGCCATTAAATGAAAATTCTTGTACCCAACTTTCTGTATAAATTAGATTATAATTATCCATATCATAACCCATATCATCTAAACACCAACGAGCCTTTTTAGCCATATAGTCATGGAAAAATCTAAAATTTTCATCAGGCTCTAAAGGATTGCTATGATAAGTCATACCTATATCATTTTTATAACCTAATGTTAATCTTTTTTTGTTGTTTTCTTTTTGCTCGTCTCTTGCTTGTTCAATGTAAGGATCAGATAAACTATCTAATTTTTCTACCCATTCTGGTTTGTATTCAGAATAAACAGGTGACGAAAAGTATTGTGATTTATTCATTTATTCTTTTCATTACTGTTTCAAAGTCTTCTAATACTTTCCATGTACTTTGATTATTTATGGCATGTATAGATGTTCCAATATCATCTTCTGCTGGATAGATGGAAAGTATTTCATCTAAATTTACTACTAAAGGTTTTCCAAGATAAGGTTGAAACTCTGTTCCAGGTATTACACTTCCATTTGTAAATGTTTTAAATTTACCTTTTGTTTTTTTTATATCTAAAACTTTTAAATTATCAAAGTTTATTTTTTTGTTTTTTTCTTCACTCATTATTTTATCTCCAGTTGGTATTCTTCTTTTCCAAATTTACCTCTAACATAAAAATTAAAAGCAATTGAATAACGTAATTGGTCACTATTATTTTTTTGTACACTATGTTCTAAATGAGATGGAAAAATTAATATTGTTCCTTCATTTAGAGATAATTCATATTGACCAGCATTTACCTCTGTACTTTCTTCATAATCAAGTGTTATTGATTGATGAAACGTATTAGTATATATACCTGATTTATGAAACGTTATGTCACCAGAATTTTTTGGAAGTATTGGATAATAAACACCACTTAACAAAGAATTACCATGATAATGTATTTGTGATTTTTCATTTGGTCCATGTATATTACACCAAGAATTTTGTAAATAAAATTCAGCATTATTTTTTACTTTTAAATAATGTCTCAAATATCTTTCACAATGAGTTTCTATTTCTAATTTTAAATCTGGTATACTATTTAATAAATAACGATCAATGGATATATCGCTGTTAGCTACATGCGTTCTTTCGTACTCTGTACCTTTAATTAATACCTTCCATTTTTCTTTGACAGGTATATTATTTTCATAAACCGGTATTGGCCATAAGTTATGTACTTTAAATTCAGGCATGTATATTTTTTTTTAAATAATCTATAAGTTTAAGTTTATTTTTTATATCTTTATTCCAACCCTCTACCACCACCTACTATTAAAATTTTATTTGACTTCATCAGATGATTCCTCAGGTATATTGTTATAAAAATGAGTTATACAGTATCTTCCATAACCAATTTCTTTTGGTTGTGTATGAAATTTGATAGGTGATACACTATGTAGAAAACAAGATGGAAAAAATACCATTCTATTATTTTTTAATTTAATTTCTACATCTGGTTCATTTAGTTTAAAATTGCCACCATCAAATAGTCTTGGCTCTCTTACCATCCATATTAAACAAGTCCATAAACAAGTATCATGGTGTGGTTTATAATAATCTTTTTCTTCGTAATAAGATATCATACTACTATCAATATTAGAAGTTGAAAAACTACGAGCATATGGCATACAATTATCTCGTATAATTTTATGAAATTCTTTAGTTCGTTGTTTATATCTACAATTTAAAATAGGGGACAAAATACGATTTTTATAAAATTCTTCAATATAAAATCTATAAGAATTACTTAAAGGTACACCATTATTAGACGCAACAATAGTATTTTCTGCTCTCTTAATATTTTCTTTTGGTTGTGTACTAAAGAAATCTAATTCCTTCCAAACAGCCTTTTCTTCATTATGTGTATACCAATTATCAAATACCACAAAAGGGAATGTAGGATTACTATTATTGACTTGTACTATCCAATCTTGCTTTGGTAATTCTTTCTTTATTTCACCTGACATAATCTAATATAATTTAATATATAATTTTTTGTGTTGTATTAATTACCTTTAAATTGTTTTCTTTTTGATTAGCAATAACATCAGCATCATGTGATAATTTATCATTTTTGTTCATTGATTCTTCTGTTCTAAAATTTGAACCCATTCCAAGTAAAGGTCTACCATCAAAAGGTATATTATAAGGACCATCTTTTTCATTATAATGTAAAAATAATTGCGCATGATTTTTACCCCAAAGTGGCTCTCTCCAATGTTCCAATTCACAACCTCGGTATATAATCATATCACCTGGTTTCATATGAACAGGTATTTCTTTACCATTTTTTTCTTTTACAAAGATTGGCCAATCCCAATCAGGATATACACTTGCATCAACATTTGTATTATCATAACCTAAACAAATTGTTGTTGATATTTCACAGCTAGGTCTATCTTTATGTCTTTTAAGGTCTGTACCTGTTGTATATAGTCTATGATATGAATAAGTTGGAATTAATTCTTTTGATGTAAGAGTTTGCATTTGTTCTAAAGATAAACTTAACATAGTATCCATAAGGGGGTCACCATATTTACTAAAATCACCAGGAGCTTGTTTATCAGTAAATGTACCATCTATATCAATATCAGTTTCTACATCATTTTCTTCTTTCCAATTTAATCTAAGTGCTTCTAATTGAGTATAGTGATATAATAAATTACACATTTCAATTGGAATAAATTTATCTATTTTAACCCATCTATGTTCTTCAAAAAATTTAGCAGCTGGGTGTACCACTACAGGATTTAATGAAGGGTCTCCTTTAAATTTCTTTTCTGCATCTTTTTTTTGTTCATCTGTCAATTCGTCCCAATTGTGTATAATTTTTTTCATGTCCATAATTTTACTCCTTAATTTTATTTAGTCTTATATAAAAGGCTTACCTAGAGACCATAAGACTAATGAATATCTTTCACCTCTTGTTATAGGTGTTACTTGATGATATGCCCAAGATGGAAATACTATGATAGAGCCTTGAGGTCTAATTTCTTCCACTTCATGGAATCTTTTACCTGCAGCATGTGGACCATAATCAAATTTTAAATTACCACCGTCATATTCACCTGGTTTATTTAAATTAATTGTCATAGATAATTTTCTTATTTTACCTATCATATTAGGATTATCCGAATAACCTCTTTGTATTTCACCGTTGGCAGCCAAAGGGGTTACACCATGTATATGTCTTTTATATTTACCAAAATGACAACTATTGCCATCAGCATGCCAACCATAAAAACCACCTTTAGTATATTTTGTAAACTGAAAAGACTCACTAAAATCCCATTGATATTTCCAACCAGATGCATTGTTTGCTTGATGTAAAAATGGGTGTATCATATCATATAACCATTGATCGTTTAACCAACTAACCTCACTATCTCTTACATATCTCTCTCCTTCAACATCTACATCTTCACCAATTTTTTCTTTAATATCGGAAATAGTTTTATCACCTTGTGGTATAACGTCTTTCCCTTGTTTTTCAAAAGCTTGTTTATGATTACCCCCAAAAGTTGTGGCCTCAGTTGAACCACCTAATTTCTTAATTTTTTCTAATGCTTCTTTACCATGTTTAATAATTTTTTCACATTGATCTGGTGTTAAAGCTGATTTAAAATAATAATATGTATTTCTTACTTGCATTTAAACTCCTTAATTCTATTTAGATCACCACAAAATTGCCTGATACTGATATACGTTCTGCATCTACCCAATACCCAGGAACCTGATGTCTTAATTCAGCTGGAAAAATAAAAATTAAATTTTCATATGGTTTTACTGGGTATTCACTACCCATCAATTTATTTGTGGATTCTCCATGTGAAAATATAAGTTTACCTGCGTTTTGTGTGTTACTATCTGCTTGTACTTCAAATATTTTTTCTGGTACTTTACAAAATATAACAAATGATAATACTCCTGTATGTGTATGATTTGGATTGTAATCGTGTTTTTTAGAAAAATTTATCCAAAGGGATTGTAATCTCAATGTGCCTTGTCTTTGTTTTTTTCTATTTTGTTGTACTAGCATCAATTCATTAATTTTAGGTGGATTTCCATCACCTTCCCATTGCCATTGGGAATGTAAACCGTTAAAAAATCTTTCTACATATGATTTTAGATAAGGTTCTACTTTAAGTACATAATCATCTTTATAATGATATGATCTACCATATTTCATATTACCTGCTAATTTAAAATTAAAATCATCATCTTTTATTGTAAGCTTACGACCTTCTTCTATTAATTCTTTTGTGAGTTTTTTATCTATTTCTGATTGAAATATTGGAGGACTAAATGGATATAAAATACTGTCACCATCTTCAGTTATATATCTTGGTACATTTGTGCCAAATCTATTGTTCATATATCATTTCTTTATATTTTTCAATTATGTGTTTAGGTAATTCTATATCTGGATAATTAAATTTTTTTAATGTTCCTGTGTGTAACTTATGCATTGGTGCACCTAACACATCATCATTATATTCAATTCCATTTATTGAAAACTGATCTTTAATATCAAAGCTATGTTCAAATTTAGGTATGTCTAAAAAATCATATATACCATTTAATATTTTTTTAGGGTCTTCTACAAAATCCTCATACTTTACAAAATGAACATTTTGTTTATCTTTTAAAAAATTGTAAGCCGTGAAAGACCAATAAACTAAATCTTCTTTTTTAGTTATCAATTCTATTTTTTCTTCCAATTCTGTTCTATGTAAAGAAGTTTTATCTAATTCATTATATTGTTGGTTTATATAGAAATCAGGATAGTCATTGCATAGTTTAACATATGATTTAATTACATCTATTGGATTTCTTAATAAAAAAATTATTTTAAATTCATTGGGACAATATTTTTCCATTACAGAATAATTATATGGTGTTCCCCACTCACCTCTGTCTATAATATATTTTTGTGGCCAGTCATTATAATAGTTTTGAACTAAATTTTTTTTGATATTTTCAATAGATTTTTCGTCTTTAAAATTGTCATACGTACAAGTGTTTTTTACTTGCTCTAAATTATAAAAACAATTAACTAGACTAGAATGTCCTGATACGGCCATATCTTTGTTTTGATTTAAAATAGTAGAGATAATTGTATTTCCTGATCTAGGAAAACCAGATAAAAAATATACTTTTTTTTGCATGTTCACTCACTTTCATAATAATATATATAAGTCTTTTAAAAAAGGGATTAGTATCTTAAAATAACTATACCTTTTCCACCTGCTCCAGATGTGTTACTTGCTCTAGTACCACCTGATCCACCACCTTTATTTGCTCCAGCTGCTGTTGGAGAAGTAGCTCTATCACCTGCTGTTCCTCCACCTTGTCCACCTGATCCACCAGGTTTTGCTGCCGGAATAGGTATACCAGGTCTATCATCAGCTTGAGCACCACCGCCACCACCTGCGTAGTAAACTGGAGTAGTACCATCTGCAATAGTATAAGCTTTACCTATACCACCTGGTCCACCACCTGCGTTAGGGTTAGGAGATGGATATGCATTTTGTCCGCATTCACCAATTGCACCAGCGCCTCCGCCTCCACCACCAGCTGCGTGATAGTGACGTGTTCCACCAGCGCCACCTCTAAAACCAAATCCGTAAGCACCAGAGAAACCTGGTTGAGTAGGTTGAATACCTAGTCCACCGCCTCCACCATATTGTGCAGAATACAATGGCCAACCTTCAGCTGTTGGTCTTGCTGGGTTAGGTGTAGCACCACCAGCACCACCATTTCCACTTCCACCATCATTATGAAAAGGTCCTGTAGGGCCTCCACCACCACCGCCACCTTTGGCAGTGATAACACCCGCTGTTGGGCCTAAACCTGGATCACCAGGGTTTCCAAATGTTGTATCTTGTCCTTGTGCTCCACCTGAAGCACCACCACAACCAATTGTAATAGCAACTGTTCCACCTGGTGTAACAGGAGCATTTGGTATATAAACTAGTCCACCAGCACCACCTCCACCTGCACCACACTGCGTACCAGCTTGTCCACCTGATCCACCACCAGCAACCACTAGTAATTCAATTAGATTACTAACACCTGATGGAACTGAGAAAGTACCAGATGATGTAAATGATTCTGTACCTGATGGAGTTTCTATAATATTAAAAGTACGAGAAGATGTATTAGACGCAGCATCAACTGCTCTTAAAGTAAATGTAGTTGTAGTTAAACCTGTTCTATCTGTAGTTAGTGTTCCAGTAATTCTATATTTTGACACTCCATTTTCGTTTACCGTTGTCGCAGATAATCCTGGAGGTAAACTACCTGATTGTAATTCAAAAGATACATTACCAGCGGAATCTGGATCGTATGCTTCAATGTCCATTGTTGAAACAGTTGATTGTTCAGCAAATGATCCTATATTACCAGCTGCTGTATTGAAAACAGGACTTTGGTCTACATTAATTTGATTTTCTAAGGTTGCAGTTAAACCAGCACCTACATCACCACCGACTGTAACTTTTACATCATATGGCTCGCCAACTGTACCTAAATTTGATTTAGCAATAACTGCTGTAATTTGAGTAGGACTATCTAATGTTTGTGAATCAAAATTGATAGTAGTTCCACTAGCATTAACTAATGTTGCAGTAGTAGTTGTTGCTGATGTAACAAATCCTGTTCCTGTAAGAGTAAATGTATAATTACCTGTTCCATCACCAGAAACAACTGATGTTGGTGACACACTTGTTAGTGTAGGTATACTTAATCCTACTTTACCTGCTTCAATTTTTTTAATAGCCCCAGCACTAGCATCATAAATTAACAAAATATCATTACTAGCAGCGTTAGATGTTAATTCAGTATTACCTGTAATTGACGTTGCATCTAAATGTTCTTCACTAATCGCATTATCAGCTATTTTAGTAGCGTCAATTGCATCAGCGTTTATTTTATCACTTTCAACTGCGCTATCAGTTATACCAGTTTTTGTAATTTTTGTTAATGCCATATTACTTCTCTCTTATTATTTATACAATTTATTTGTTACTCTTTTACTATTTTGCCAAGTTTTTGAACTAATCTGTTTGCAAACTCATCAAGGTAATCTAAATCAGCAGACATTCCTACATGAGGTATTTTAATTTGTTTACCTTCTTTATCTTTTGTTGTTCTAAAACCTTGAATACTTACTCCTAGTCTTTCATCTTTAATTAATTGACCCCATACTGAATCTTCAATATTTTTCATTGGTATTTCTACAAATTGAAATTTTAATTTTAATTCTTCAATTAACATTTGAGTAGGAACACCTTCTCTTTGTCTTAAAAACTCTATTATTTCTTTGACTACGGCTTTATGATCTTCAGTAATATTACCATAATCGAAAACTCCTTCAATGGCTTCTCCAGTCATATTTGAAGCCAATTTACCATTTACACCTTCACTAGGTTCTTTTACACCATATTTTGCTATTTCTTCAGCCATTTCAATTTTCTCCTTTAAAATATTATGTCTATTTATTAATTATTAATATCTTCAATTGTATTTATTACGGTTTAGTAGGCCAAGTAATATTGTTACATTGTTCTACAGTTGTTACACCGTTTGTAATATCTCGTAAATTTGTTCTGTAAGTCGTCATATCAGATGTTAATGTCTGATCTGATAACGCTAAGTAATCTGTTGCTGCTAAAAGTCTATCTCTTTTTGATCTTACTTCAGCAATCGCTCTATCAAAAGCGCCAGCAGCCCAAGTCGCTTCTTCAGCATCTCTAGCCGCTTCTTCGGCAGCAGTAAATGGTACTTGAACGCCATTTATTAAGTGATGTCTTGCCATTGTTTAGTCTCCTTTTTTTCTTAATATTTATAATCTATTTTTATCTATTGTTAAGCAATACCATAAAGGCAAATATCTCCAGCGTCTATGTTGCCAGAACTCATTGAAAATTGTACTGCATCTACTGCACTTGTAGTATTACCGTAACCTGCAAAGTGCCATTGTACAGCATAGTCATCTCTATCATAAGAAGAAGTATTACTTATAAAATGTTTTACAAATGTTGTTGAACTAGGTTCAAACAAACTTAAAGTTCCTGAAAAACTCTCATCATTACCATTACCACAATTAGAGTTTAAAGGTTGAAAAGCTGTACTTTGTGCTAAATCTTCTCCTGGTGTGTAAGCTTCATTAGCTTCGCTACCATTTTCCTTATGATATGCATACCAAGCAGTAGTTGTTTTTGTAACATTATAGGTAGAACCACCATCCGTACTCATATTAAATTGAAACTTAACATTATCAGTAGCTGGGTGGATATTTTTAAAAGTAAAAAAATATTCTTTGTAGGTATTATCTAAAACTACGGAGCTAGATCCATTTACAAAAGATATGGTTGCAGAAGATGATGCTGTTATCTTTTTAATTAATACCATACCACCAGCAACTAATGAACCACTTGGTACAGAAGTTACATTGTCAAAACTGTCATTATTAAATGCTGCTGCTTTTAATAAACCAGAAGTAGTTAAGTTGTTAGCAAAGTTTCTTGTTATTGTTCCCATTATACTACTCCATACATTTTGATTGTTCCAGCGTCTATGTTGCCAGAACTCATTTTAAATCTTACACCATCTATTGCAGCAGTTACATTACAGTATCCAGCATAATGAACACCAAAAGAGCCTGTCGCACCAAAAGTTTGATAATATTCTGTAGTACCAATAAAATTTTTTATATAAGTGGTTGATGAAGGATCAAATAAAATTAAATAACCACTAGCACTTTCATCATTACCATTACCCAATTCTTGTGCTATGATTTGGTCTGATGTAAGTTGTTTTAAATCCCAAGCTGCTCTATAATCTACGGCTGCACCACTATCATTTTCATTATGATATGGGTTAAAAGCTGTTGTTGTTTTAGTTGCATCAAAATTACTACCACCATCTCTAAAATTAACTGTTAGTTGTGCAACACTTGATGGGTGAATGTTTATATATTTAAAAACATAGGAATCATATGTGCTATCAATACCAGATGTAAAATCTAATGATGCACTTGAACTTGCTGTTTGAGTTGAAAGTAATTTTAATGTTCCACTACTAGGCACACTTGGAAAATCAGTTACATTGGTTACTGAAGTATTATTAACAGCACTTGATGTAAATACACCATTGGTTGTTAAGTTGTTTCCTATTGATGAAGCTATACTCATATTAACTATCCTTTATTCCATACATTTTTATTTTACCATCGCCTATATTACCACTTACAAACTTAAATCTAACACCATCAATTGCTGAGGTGGTATTACAATATCCAGAAACCAAATTATGATTTTGCCATTCTACATTATCTCCTGGATCGGCTGTTGTAACAGTTTGAATTAAAAAATGTTTTACGAAGGTAGTGTTGCTTGGATCGAACAAATACATTCGACCACTCAAACGACTATCATTATCTGCTGAATTTTCAGTTGAAATTTTTTGGTCACCTGTTGATTGTGCTAAATCTCTATTTGTGTCATAACCAAAATTAGCAGAAGAATCAGTTTCGTAATTATACGCATTTGTAAAAGTTGTAGTTTTAGTAACACTAGAATAACTACTACCGCCATCTATTGAAAAATTTACTACAGCATCAGTATAATTGGTAGCTGGGTGCATTGATATAAACTCAAGCATATAAATTGGATATGTACTATCTATTCCACTTGTAATTTGTATATTAGCTGCATCACTTGCAGTATGTTCAGATATAAAAGTCAGAGCCTCTCCAGCTGCTAAATTTTCTATTTGTGAAATACTAGCTACTGTTGTATCATTAATACCTGCTGGTAATATTACTCCACCAGTTGTAAAGTTATTTGCCGCTGATCTTGTTATAGCACCCATATTACGTTAACCTCAAATATCTTATTGATATTTCCGCTGATGCTGCTGGCGCTGTAACAAATGTTAATGTTGTTCCAGATATTGTGTAATCAGTTGTTGGAACTAAAGTTACACCGTTTACTGATACCATTACATCTTCAACTGTTCTTCCACTATCAATTGTAAATCCAGTTGTTGAACCATCGCCTGTTGCCGTATCGTTTGTGTATGTTGCTGAACCTGTTAAAGGTAAATATCTAACTGATATTTCAGCCGAAGCTGCTGGCGCTGTTGTAAATGTTAAAGTTGTTCCTGATATTGTATAGTCGTCTGTAGGAACTAATAAAAATCCGTTAACGTGTACTAATACATCATCTACTGCTCTACCAGAGTCAACTGTAATTGTGGTTGTTGAACCATCACCTGTAAATGTTCCGTTTGTATATGTTAATGTAGAAGTGGCAACATATTGTTTTTGAACTTTTTTAATTTCAGAAGCAGAACTATCATAAACTAAAAATACGTCTGAATCTTGTAAACTTGTAACTTCGGTTTGGCCTGTTACTAAATTATCTAAATTTACTTTTTTAATGGCTGTCGCTGAATTGTCATAAATTACTAATTCATCAGCGCCTTGTAAACCTGTTGTTAAATCTGTTTTACCATTAATATCTAGTGATGTATCTAAATTAGATTTTTGAATTTTTTTAATTGAACCTGCTGATGTGTCATAGATAACTAATTCATCATCATCAGCCGCTTGTTCAGCCAATTCTGTTTTGCCTGTAATATCTAATGAAGTATCAAAGTTTGATTTTTGAATTTTCTTTAAAGATGTTGCTGAAGTGTCATAGATTAATAAGAAATCATCATCTGCTGCTACTTCTGCTAATTCTGTTTGAGTTGTAATAACACCTGTTGATAAGAAATCAGCCACGTCTCTAGCAATACCTAAGAATATGACAAATACTGGATCACCTGACGTAGGAGCCGCTGAAAATACTATTGAACTTCCACCACCTGTTAGCGCATAACCTGTATTAGGTTGTTGAACTACACCAGCAACAGAAACTAATACTGAAGATGTACTACCAACAGTATAATCTAAACTAAAAGTTGTAGTAGAACTATCAGCTGTTAAAGTCTGAGTTTCAAATGCTCCGCTACTTGGTGTTCTTCCTATATATGCCATTTATTAATACCTTACTATTTGTTAATACCTTACTATTACTATTCCTTTACCACCTTGACCACCTGCTCCATTTGGATTAGATCCATCTGTACCTGATCCACCACCACCACCGCCGGTATTAGCTTGACCTGGTGTAACCGATTTACATGGAATATTAGTGCTTGTGAGTCCATTTCCACCACCACCTTGTCCACCTACACCCGAAGTTGTATTACCTCCACCGCCTCCGCCACCACCAGCATAATACACTGGAGTAGTACCATCGGCAATTGTATAAGCTCTACCTATACCACCATCACCACCTTCTCTTGGAACTGTTGGCCAAGGATTACCATTTGCACCAGCGGCACCTGCGCCACCACCACCTCCTGCTCCTGGGGAAGCTGGATTCGCATATGGTGAACTTTGACCACCTGGGTTACCAAAACCGTAAGCGCCTGAATTTCCTGGTTGAGTTGGCTGAGTTGCCGTTGATCCTGACACCACACCCACTGGGTGTGGTGCTCCACCACTTCCAGAACCACCGCCACCAGCAACAACACAATATGTACCACCACCGCCGCCACCTTTGGCAGTTAAAACTCCACCTTGTCCTAAACCAGGATCTCCTGGAGAACCAAATACTGAATCTTGTCCAACTGTACCACCAGTTGCTGATGAGGGACCTCCACCTCCACCACAACCTACAGTAACTGTAATTGTACCTGATGCTGTTACAGGATATGCTGGGAAGAATATTAAACCTCCAGCGCCTCCACCACCAGCGGGAGCAGACTGTGCTGAAGAACCACCACCACCACCGCCACCTGCAACTACTAGAGCGTCAACTGATGTCACGCCTGCAGGTACACTAAACGTACTAGATGAAGTAAATGACTCTGAAGCAGGCGCTAATATTGTAATACTAAATGATCTTGAGCTTGTGTTAGAGGCTGCATCAACTGCTCTTATTACAAAGTTTGAAGTTGTATTTGAAACCACAGCACTAAAACCAGAAATTTGAAATTTTGAAACGCCATTTTCATTTACAGTTGTAGTAGAAACACCTGCTGGTAAAGAACCAGATTGAATTTCAAAAGTTACGTTTCCTGCTGATTCAGGATCAAACGCCTCTATTTCTAAAGTTGTAGAACCTCTACCACCATCTGGAACTGATCCTATAGAACCTGCAGCAGTATTATATGTTGGTGATGCATCTATATTAATTTGATTTTCTAAAGTTGAAGCAATATTATTTGAACCTGTAACTTTTACATCATATGGTTCACCTGCATTAGTTAATGATGATTTTGCTATAACGCCTGTAATTTGTGTTGCACTGTCAACTGTAACAGTATCAAAGTCAACTGTTGTACCTGAATTATTAATTAAAGAAGCACTTCCGCCTGTAAATCCTGTTCCAGTAATAGTAAATGTATAATTACCTGTACCATCACCAGATACAACTGATGTTGGTGAGACAGAAGAAACTGTAGGTCCTTGTAATACAAGATTACTTCTTAATATTTTTTTAAGAGCGCCAGCACTTGCGTCATAAACAATTAAAGTATCACTATTATTTGCTTCTTCTGATAATTCTGTTAAACCTGTAACAACTGTTGTATCTAAATGTTCTTCACTAATCGCATTGTCAGCAATCTTCGCTTCTGTAATGGCGTCTGCTTCGATTTTTGCTGTTGTAACATTTGCATCTGTAATTTTTGCTGTTGTTATAGCATTAGATTGTAATTTTGCTGCCGTTATAGTATTATCATTTACAACATTAAGTTGTTGAGCATTTCTTGTACCAGGATTTAAAACAAATATTGGTTCTCCAGCTTCAGGAGCAGAAGTAAAAGTAATTCTTTTTAATTCACTTGATCCATCAAATCCTAAAGTATAAGCATTAGATACACCCTCTTGTTGTCTAACATTAGCTACAAATACTTGTAATTCATTTCCACCACCATCAGGCGCTATGTTTGTTAAATCAAACGTAGTTGTACTACCATCGCCTGTAAATGTATCTTGCGAAAATAGTCCAGTGCCTCTTTCGAGTGGGGGAGATCCTATATATGCCATTTTTATCCTTTACTATACGTCTTCTAAAACTGTAATCGTTGCGTCAAGTGAAGAAGCTCTACTAGATTCTACTCTTAACACATCAGCATTACTACCATCATTTTGTACTACTAATTTATTACCCGCCATAACTTCCAACGAGGAGCCTGCTGGTATCGTAGCATTTTTTACAATATACACATCATTACTACCATCTTCGTTATCTAAAAAAACTGAAGCTGTAATACCTGCGGTATGTTTGTTTGCTAAAGTAATTCCAATAACAATAGATTCTAGTGCCGAACTACCTGCACCAGCTGGAACTGTATATACAGCGTCAGCAGAAGCGCCAGTAGATGTGCCTACGTTGGGTTTTGCGAATCTTTTGAAATCGTTTGCCATTTTGTTATCCTTTTATTTACTATTTATACTTATCCTAACGCAACTGCCTGCGCAATCGCAAAATTTGTTGATGCGAAATTAATCGCTGTTCCTGTTGTACTTACAAAAGCAGTGTCAGAATCTATAACATTTGTCGAAGAATCAATGTCAATTCTACTGCCCATATAATCGTGAGCAGAACATTGATAATATAATATATTTGGTGTCGTTTCTGACACTACAATTTCTGTATATGCGCCAGAAAACCCAGGTGATCCATTAGTTGTCACACCAGTTGAGTATTGTGTAGTTTTAGCAGCGTCATAATAAAATCTTACTGGATGGCCATTGTTTGATGCATCTTCTTGCGTAAATCTATAAGTATTACCTACTTTAAAATCTACAAAAGGTGATACAGAGTTATTTAGTAGATAACCATTACTAGAACCTGTACCATTGTAAATATGAGTTGATGTTTTAGCCGCAACTGTCACAGTAAATTCTGTGTAAGTATTTGATCCATCTGCGTTATATCTATGACCAAATGTTTGTATAACAAGGTCTCCAGCGACTGATGAGTTTAATTCGTTTACAGCGCCTACAATACTAGACGCCGAAGTTGTCATAGTTGCGACATCACCTATATCGGTTGACGCTAAACTATTAAACGTGGTACGAAACGTATCTAGTGTATCTGTTGTTGCTACTGATCTTACAGCCATTTTATTTCTCTAATACCTTTGTTATTAAACTTTTAATCTCTCTTAATTCTGCCTTTAAATTATTTATTTCTTTACATGCCGTTCTTAACTCATCACTTTGTTTATTTCTTGCTCTATGTCGTGCCATGTAAATATTATATTCACTGGTAGAAGAATTAATTACTGCGTTAGACACTGTGTCTCTAACTAAACTTTCATGTCCTTCTACTCTAACTTTTGCCATTATACCGCCAATGCTATTCCTCTAAAGTCTTTTAATCTCGGTGCGTATGGTGATACACTTCCTCTTAAAACTATTTTAATTTCAAAAGATGTAAACTCTTGTATACCACTTACACTAAACTTGTGATCTTTAAAATCATTATCTTGTACTTCATCACCTGTTGACGGATCAATTGATATATCTGACGATCCATCAGAGTTGAATGGTGTAAATTCTATATCTTTAATTCTTCTTGTTTCTTCACCACCACTTACTCTAAAGAAAGCTTTAATTGATGAAGATGATCTAACACTAGCCGCAACTCTAATATCTAAAGCTGTTGATGGATTTTCTAAATTTACTGTTTTAGTTATGTAAACACCTTCTGATGATCCACCTTCTATTGCTGTGTCTTCTTCAAAGTCAACTGTGTTTGTTAGTTTAACAACTATTGATGCTCCAGCTGCTGGCGCACTACCCATTGTTAGTGTTGTTCCAGAAACTGTAAAGTCATCTACTGGTTGTAATTTTAATCCGTTTTTCTTAATCGCAAGTAAATGAACACTAGCTGGTGTGCTTGATAATGTAAATTCTGTCGTGCTTCCATCACCAGTAAATCTATCTGTTGATGATACAGTAGGATTATTCAATCTATTATTAATCGCAAAAGCATTTGTCCGTTTCATATCTATAAATGGTGATACATTTGCATTATCTGAACTCATTGTAAAGTTTACAATTAAAGATTTACCACCTGACATTTCGTTTGTTTGATTTATTGTACTTGCAACTAATCTTGGTGATGTAAAGTAAATATTATCTCCTACAACTGTGTTTGTTGCTGTAGTATCTATTGTAAATGGCGTCTCTGTACCGTGAACTGATTTTCCAGTTGTTGTTTTAATTGTCGCTGATAAATCTGTACCTGGTTGTGTGATTTGACCAATCTGTAATTGCATTACATCAAACGCTCTGTTTTCTGTAGCGACTACTGAACTACCACCAACATCACCTGAAGATGTTGCTGTTCCAGCAGTTGTAATATCATAACTATCTAAAGTTATGTTTGAAATACTTGTATATGTTCCGTTAATCGCAGAGTGAGCGATACCATTGTATGTGCCTGAAGCAACACCAGAGATTGTCACATTATCACTTGTAGAATGCATACCGTGATTTTTGTGGAATACTCTTATGATACCTGTACCATTAAATGTTCTTAATGGATTAGCTTTTAATGTTCTACTAGGTAAATCTTTATTTGCTAATGTTACTGTACCTGAAGTTGTAGTATCAAATACTGCTTTCTTCATATTGAATTTTAAGTCTTCCATTTGTTCAGGTGTCCATGTACTATCATTTGCTGACTTAAATAATACACCTGTAGCTGGTTGTTTAGATACTGTTCTATCACTACCTATAACTGTATCACCTAATCTTGCTGTGTAAACTGCGTAGTCAGTAGAATCTGTTTTTAACACTAAACAATATTCTGTACCTTCTTGTAAATATACAGGTGATGGGAAAGTAAATGTTGTTGCTGTACTTGCGTCTGTACTTGTATTTACTGAACCTGGATTTAAATATTTTTGTGCGAATGGTAATACATCATTTGTAGGATAACCATTATTCATTTTTCTAATTTCAGCTCTAACTGGAATTGTATCAGATTTAGTTGAGAAGAATGCATCAACGCTTGTGATATAAACACCATCTGCTTGGTCAATTATAAATGATTGTGCCAATGGATCTGGTGGTCCTCCCCTTCTTCCGTCTCCTCCACCTCCTCGTGGTGGTGGAATTGTGACTGAACTTGAAGATGATCTTGTAATTCGTCTTGTATCAGAAACTTGTCTTCTAACTACTCTAACCTCTCTAGTTGAAACAACTGCTTCTCTTACAGTTTCTTGTAAACCTTTAGCAGAATAATCAGCCTCAGCTGATGTTGCGTTATCTTCGCTATTTAAATTTTCGTTTGTTGATGAACTTGTTAATCTGAATACTCTTTTACCTGTTCTCCATCTTGGATTAGCGTCCACATTTGGATCAGGTATTGCAAATGTACCACTCACAGCACCATTTGCATCAGTATTTAAATTACCACCAAGTGATCCACCAGATGGTGTCACATAAGCTGTAATTAATTGTTCATCAAAATACGGGAAAACTCTTGTATTAGGTCTCATACCCTGAGCAGTAAATGATATTGTTCTACTTCTAATAAAAGGTACAAAGTTTACACCTACAACTCTATCACCTAAACTTTGAATAACTGATACTGGCATAACATCTGTTCTAATACCACCTCTTGTTTGAACAACGTCTCTACTGGTTGTTGTAGTGATTGTTCTACCATTTTGAGTAGTATTTGATCTAGGATTACCTGACCATTGATCTTGCCACTCGTTCCATTCTGTGCCTAGTGGTATATCTGAAATATTTTCATTTGATAATCCCATTGCTCTTCTTAGATTATCAAAAGTACCGTTTAAGTTTACAACAATGTCTGGCGCTCTACTTGTTTCTTTCCATTCATCAAGTGGTGGATCTAAATCAATATCACCAATCCAATTGAAAATCATATAAGGTTGTAGATTTTCTGATTTTGTAGCGAAAGGTTGATCTATAACACTTGTTTCTGAATAAGGTAATGTTATTACATCACCTGTTAATTGATAATTCGCAGCTGTTCTATCTGCGGCTAATATTGAAGTACCATCTTCATCTATTTCTTCTAACTCAATGTTATCTTCGTTAAACATTGGTCTAGCCTCACCTCTTGTTCTATCAATCGCAAGTTTGTAATCATTGTTTCCAACATCACCAACATTGTGACCTGTAAAGTTATCAACTACGAAACCATTTTTAAATCTATCAAAACCATTTGCGTCTTGTATTTGTAAAGATTGAGCATCAGCTTCTAATAAAGAAAGTTGAGTGTAGTATTCAACGTTTTGTATTCTTTTTTCTAAACGACCTATATCTCTCATAGTAAATCGTCTATTGTCTTGTTTCTGTACAATTACCTCATCTGTATTTAAAGTATAAGATGGTATTGTTAATGTTGCCAAATGTAAATGACTATCTAAATTTTGTGGTGCTAAAGGATTTAATGAAGATGCACCTTTAACTACTTTTAAGTCACCATTTCTGGTTATGAATATTTTATCTATTCTATTTAAGAAGAAAGAAAAGTCTGTAGTAATATCAGAATTAAATTCTGGTATATCAATTGTACTGTTACCTGTTCCATTGTAACTTCTTTCAAAGTCTGAACCAGATGTAGCACCTGGTAATGTTGAAGCATCATCTACTCTAGGTCTAAAATCTAAACTATCTCTTAATTCAAAAGTTGTACCTAAAGTTTCTGATGTATAACTAGGTATGTTTTCATAAGTGACAACACCTGAATAAGAATCTACATCAAAGTAATCACCAGCACCGTGAGAGAAGAAATCAAAATTAATTAATAATTGACCAGTTGGTTTTAAAGCACCTGGTTTTAATTTAATTCTACCAATATCATAAAAGTTATCTCTTTGACCATTATCTAAATCAAATCTACTTGTAATATCTGTATGTGAACTAGTTGCCGTTGTTCCAAACGCAGGTGACATATAAACATTATTAATTTTAAATATATCTGCTTTTGCTAAACCAACTACACCACTTTCTATGATTGATTGTGATGATATGTTTAGTGTTGATCCACTAGTTAAAGATTTTGTTTTAGAACCAGCGATTGTTCTACTTACAGTCGCTGTAATTTTTACCTCGTGACCAGCAAAGTTAGCACCAAAATCAAATTTTAATGTTTTACCAGTTGGCGATCCACCTAATTCAAATATAGCATCACCTTCGTGGTTATTACCTGAAGTATTTAAAATATCACCTACACTACCTGTTCCACCAGAACCTGTAGTCATTATTGATACTGCGAAATCATCATTTGCGTGTGATGTAAAAGTTTCGTTTGTACCAGCAGTAATAGTTGCGTCACCGTTAGATGATAAAGTAGAAACAAATTGTCTTCTAACGTTAAAGTTAGTATCTGTCGCTCCACTATTAGCATCTGTTTTTAGTGTGCTTACTGTTGTATTTGGTAATTTAAATATTGATATATTTTGTTCTGGATTTTGTAATTTCGCTCTTCTTCTAGTTGCGATACCACCAGTTGTCACATCACTACCTCCAACGGCAGCAGTTAAAGTTAATTCTGTTTGTGAGATAATATTTCTTACTGTACCTGTGACTGTACTACCAGCGTCATTTGTAAATGATATAGAATCATCTACTTTTAATTCTGTCGTAAAATTAGTACCTTTACCTCTTACAGTTGCGTTTGAGTTTGCCACTGTAACGTTTCCTGTTAATTCTGTGTTTGCACCATTTGTAGCATCTAAAACTGTATCTGCTGTGTATGTAGGCGAACCTGCCATACCAACTTGTTTTGTTTGTTCAAAGTCAAAAGAAGTTACACCTTTGAAACCAATTGTGTCTGCTTGAATAGTGCCAGCGTTGTTTGAAGAATCACCTGTCACAGTTTCACCTGCTGAGAAAGTACCTTGTACATTTGATACTACTACTGTTGTGTGAGAGGCTGTAGGATTACCTGATTGTGCTGTGACGTTTAATGCTGTTGTACCATCACTATCAAATAACTCAAAAGTATTTGTTGTAGTGTTTCTTACAACACAAACTCTATCACCAGAGTTTGTCACACTATCAACATCATAAGTACCACCTGTTAAAGTAATTTGTTGACCATCTACAAATCCGTGTGACGATAAAGTTGCAACTGATGGACTAGCAACTGTAATTGCGATGGCAGCACTTTTCTTTGCTGTATCTGACATAACAACACCAGTTGCACCTGAAGTTGCACCAGTCACTCTTTCACCTGTTGTATATGTTACACTAGTTGTTAAATCTAGGTGTGTAAACATTTCTACATCAAATAGATAATGTCTATAAACACCTGAAGTTGCGAATATGTCATTTGTCTCTGTACCTGAAACATATTCAAAACCACGAGATTTAGCTCTACCTATTTGTGATACGTTAGTACCAACAGTTACTATTTCTGTACCTCGAACACTTGTTGGGTCTCTATATAAATTTACATTTTTAAATGCCTCTACTCTACCTGATACAAAACTTATATCTGGTGAGCCATAAACGTTAGATACGTTTACAAAGTTTTTTACATTAAATCTTGTTTTGTTATTATTAGCATCTTCTGTATCTCTAGCTTTATCTACATCAACATATGTTGTTGACAATACTTCTGCCTCATAACCATTTACATAAGCTTTAAATGGTGATACACCAACAGCAAGTTTAGTTGCTAAACCTCCATTACCTGATGTAAAGATACCTCTGTTATTACCACTTATTAAATGTTCTCTTACATCAAAATCTGGATTAGATAAAACATAATCACCTGATTCGTCAAACGTTCTTCTTGCTAATGTTTCTTCTAAAATACTGTATTCTGTTGATCTTGCTTGACCTTTTATTTGACCATTTTCAACTCTTAATAATTCAAAGAAGTTAGAATCTTCTGTTGATGATAATGTTTTCTTTGTTAATGTTAAAAGTATTTTAAATCTATGAGCACCTGGCGCATTAACGTTTGAACTACCTGTTGCATTATCGTTTAAAGTTGCGTCATCATTTGGTGTTACAAATGATTCTGTGATTGTATAACCAACTCTATATGAAGGTGTATTTGTATATTTGTCTAATACTAAAGTCTCTGCATCTGCTTGTACAAAATAACCATTTATATAATAAGTACCTGCCGCACCTATTGCAGCAGAACCTGTAGCAGTTGTATTTACGACTGCTGATAAAGCAACACTGTCACTATTTGTTCCTGTGATTGTTTCACCATCCGAAAATACAAATGAAGTATTATTACTACCTGTCTTTTCGTATTTTACATAAAGAGTATCTGGATCAGAACCTGATAATGCGTCAGTATTAATTATCTCAGCAACAACACCTGAAGTGCCACCTGTAATAATTGTACCTGTTGTAAATTGAGCTAAAGTGTTCGCACTAGCGATACTTGTTAATTTGACTGCGTAATATTTGTCATCAAATGCCACACCACCAGGTATTACAATTGACCCTTGTTTAAACATATGGTCACCAAATTTTTCAATCTGGTTTTGTAATAATGTCTGTGATTGTGTTAATTCTCTAGCCTGTACAGCAAACGCTGGTCTAAAAAGAACTCTATGGAATTTTTTACTTTCCGTAAAGTCATCAAAGTAAGGCGAGAGATTAAAGTCAGTTGGACTTGGCATTTATTCCTCTCTAAAATTCAATTATCAGTTTGACGTTCTCTGTTTGGTCAGCCGCTCTGGTAATTGGTGATCTGTTCTCTGTATACATAACGTCTCCTGTATCTGCATCAATTTCACCAGAATTATATCCACTAGTAAATACAACGCTATCAACAGTTGTTGATGAAGTTGATGGTGTTGCTGATGCACTTGAAGATTGACCTGATATAGCATTTGCTCCAGAGAACGCTGTTAGATTACCGTTAGCGTCACAACCTTCATCATTAAATCTTGTTTGTATGTAATAAAGTATATTATTTGAACTATCCCATTCTACAACCTTACCGACTGCGCCAGTAGTTGCTTGATTAATTTCTTCGTCTGCTGTAAATGTACCAGATGGACTGGTTACTAATACAGCTTTTGTACCTCTTAAAGTAGTTGCCGATGCGGCAGAACCACCAGACTTAATATCTCTCATTAAAGATACTCGTCTAAAATCATTAGCAGTGGTAAAGTCACCTGTGTTTGAAGTCTCTCCAGCTTCAAAGTTGGTGTTCAACATTACAAAAAACCCACCTAATTCTGTAATTGCGTTTTTACCGTGTCCGCCTTTTGGTTCAATAATAACATCTATTTCTGAACCTGATAAACCTGTTGCTCCAGCTGATACTATGTCAGCGTTTCTTATGTAACCAAATGTATAACCTGTACCTGGAGTTGTTACTGTAACTGCTGTTACTGCACCACCTGATACTGTAACTGATGCTACACCACTTGATCCATCACCTCTAATTGCTACGCCAGTGTGCGTACCATTAGTACCACCTGATCCAGCAGTTTTAATTTTACATATATTTACTGCACCATCAACAGCAGCTGAACTAACAGTAGAGTTAGTAGCGACTGCCATAAAGTCTGTTGATAAAAAGTTTGATTGTTGAGTCGCAGAAAGTGAATACATATATTTCCACTTATATCCATCTCCAGTTGTAAGTATAGATGAAGATGTACCAGTTGGCTCTACTGTTGAGGCAGCATTACTGTTGTTATCTAAACATTTGTACACATTGAAAGTAGAACTCATTACATAGAAAGTTGCGTCAAATAAACTTGTTGCACCACTATTAGCTGTTTGAGTAGATGTACCACCTGTCACTCTGTTACCATAGTCATGTCTATAATAATCATAAACTGTACCAGTTGTCCAGTTTCTTCGAGGAATAACAATAGAAACATCTGAACTTGTCACTTTTTTAGCTGCCAGCAAATCATCAAAGTGATAAAACTCGTCTCCTATAGAATCAACAGGTGTTAATGGACTTGCGTCTGAACCTGAGTTATCTGTTCTTGCGTCTGGTCTTGTTGCTGTTGCGTATGCTTGTGGTCTACCTATTCCTAAGTAATACACATTAGCTGCGCTTTCTGTGAATGATTCCACAAACTGCTCTTGGTTGTGAACTCTAAATTTGTTTGTTATTATAGCTGGCATTATTTCCTCTTTTTACATTTATATTTATACGCTAACTTTCTGTGATTTCGGTTGGTAGCGCTAAATTTGTTTTTAAATTCCTATTTGTTATATCTTGGAACTGTACTAACTCACCATCTAAATCAGTATTATATGTTCCTGTTAATCTAAAATCAGCCCAGTTTGACATCTGCATAGGTGATATTGCAGTAGTGACTGTACTATCTGAGGCACCCCCTATTGTAGTTGTTTGAGCTCTACCACCACTACCACTCATCATATTTAGTGCGTATTTATTGATGGTATGCATTCTTGGTCCACAATATGCATAACCATATCTATTCGCTGTTCCTCTAATAGTTATAGGAAATCTATTCAAACTAAACGATAAAGTTATATCTCGTTTTAAAGTTAAATCTCTAGTATTCGCTGTAAAGTGTTCAGTAGTTGAATCTGTAAAGTCAGGATCAACACCTAATTCTGGTACACCCCTTAATGTAGTACCATCATCTACTGTACCTAATCTTCTACCTAATATACTAGAAAATAAAGTATTAATTACTAGATCAATACCTGGATCAAATTCTATTCCACTATTAACACCTGTGAAACTTCTAATTTGGTTATTAACCTGTGTAGCAATAGCAACTTGTCCTGTAAAGTAGAAACCAGCTGTATGCATAGTCTTTTTAAAACTATCTCTCCAGTCATTAATAGAACGACCTACTTTAATTACATAAGAAAAATCCTGATAGTATAAACTATCTTGTATCTTCATAGTTGTTTCTGATAAGTGACCATCTTCATTTAAAAATACACCAGCAGTATCTACAACAGCATTAACTGTAATTGTAGCAGTTGATAAATCATTTTTCATTACTGTTGATGTTGCTTCTGATGATGCACCTGTGATAGGTGTGTCTTCTAAAAACTCTCCAGTTGCATTAGATACTTTTAATAAATTTCTAGCACTATCAAATGATACAACTGTTGCAGTTATCACTGTTGAACTACTATCAACACCTGAAACTGTTTCTCCTACTGTATAATTACCTGTCTTATCTTTTATAATAATTCCACTTGGTAAACTCAGTGTTGGACTAGGTGAGGCCTCATAACCTGCGCCTGTTTCAATTTTTTTAGTGTTAAGTAATCTTCCTATTTCTGTACCATAAGGTATTACTTTAGCACCTAAACCTGTTCCACCAACTACGGCTGTAGGTAAAGATGTATAACCACTACCACCATTTATAATTCTTATATCTGTAATATCTTCATTACCTGATCCGGCTTCTTGTACAATTTTATTTCCTGTATATACATCACCTCTGACAGTTTCATCTTCTAATACTATATGGTCTGTTGATGTTGCGCCTGTTGTTCCATTCTCTGGTGTAATTCCACCATTAACAACTGATACTTTTGCTATGGCACCACCACCATTTGTATTAGTGTTTGTAAATGTTATATCATCACCTATGGCATAACCTGAACCAGCGTCATCTATTAATAGCTCTGTAATTTTTCCTGATCCTACGTTATCAACTTGAATAATAGCAGATGTACCACCACCCGTTAATGTAATAGCATCATCAGGTGATAATAGACTACCATCATTTGTAATAGAAACAATATCTGGTATGCCTGTGACAGTTGCTTTTATAAAAGTATCTGAAGTATCTGAAGATGTACCTCTTATTTCTTCTGATGTTACAAAAGTACCTGTAATTGTATCTTCGTTTAATATAAATTCTGTTACTGTGTTAGAACCTATTTGAAATTTAAATATATTTTCTATTATAGCAGTTGCGCCAGATGTTTGACCTGTAATTGTTCGTCCTACTAAATCTGATGTTTCACCAACAGTACCAATTGCTCTTAATATTTTTTTCGTATCAAATTGACCATCTGATACTCTTAACATTTGCTCTCTAGGATAAATTGTTTCAGAATCTAAATTAAATAAAAATCTAAAAAATACTTCGTGTCCTCTTTGAGTACCTTTTGCTCTATAAACTGATTTAATGTTTTTAATAAGTTTTCTTTTATCTACATTACCATCTAAAGTTTCAGGTAAAGTATTTAAAAACTCATTTCTAAATTTTGTTAAGAAGTTTGATATTGCTTTATCAGGATCACGGAAGTTTAATAAGTCTTGTATATTATTTACAGGATTAGGTCTATAATTAGATATAGTTGCTCTTGCTGTAGAAGTTGCACCTATGATAACCTCATCTTGTATAAACTTATCTTGTGCTGATATGAATAATCTATTATTAACTAAATCTTCCGATAATACAGTTGCAGTTGCGTTTGAAGTTTGACCTGTAACTATTTCACCTCTTTCAAATTTACCAAAACCAGTGTCTTCTAATAATATTTTATCACCTTCATCTAAAGATGTTCTATCTGTATCTATTTTAGTAGCATTTAATACTAAACTATTTGTTTGTGCTGTTTCAGTTTCTAATTGAATACCATCAGTTAATTCTATGTTCGCAAGAGTAACCTCTGCGGATTCCATAAACTTATAATACGATTTAACAAACTCTAAAAATTTAGGGTGATCGGCAAGTACAAATTCTGGTACTTGTTGATTTATAAGGTTGGTTATTTTTTTAGTAAACTTAGCCATTAGTAACTACTTGTTGTTGTATATCCTACTCCTGCGTCAGCAGAACCTCCAACAAAAGTATCAGCAGTTACTGTAATAGATGAATTTGCTGTATCAATTTCTAATATTTGATCTCTCACTGGTACTACATCATTTGAAGAAGGTAAAACTGTTAATTCTATTTTAGATGAAGCTGCGCCTCTAATATTTTCTATACTTAACACACTTAACGAATTAATAATTATTGCGCCAGTATCATAATCAATAGTGCCTTGATTTTCATTTGCATAAACTCTAGTTGCGCCAGAGAAACTATATCGTCTTATATTACCTTGTCCATCATCATCTAAATAAAATATTGTTGAACTATCACCTGATACTTTAAAACCAGATGATTCTAATATACCACCTTCTGCTGCTTTATGACCAGAGTGTGGATTATATAGTGCGTTTCTAAAGTAAACATTATATTTTGTAGAAGTTGATAATGTTGGTGTAAAATCTTTTCTAATTTTTAAAGTTGTTATGTTAGATAATATAGAACTATCTGTTGCATCAATCAAACCTGATACTTTTGAGTATCTAAAGATACCATCAAATTGTGATAGTGTATTTGTATTATAATTTGTTAATGTAGTTAATACATTTGATTTTAAAGTATCAGCTGTTTTAGTTGTACTTTTTGCGTCAAATTTTATATTACTTGTTAATAATATTTTAGTAATTTCTGGATCAACAATTTCTGGTCTAACAGCAGCAACATTATATTTTTTTAATTGAGTTACTAAATCTGTTTTAGTTGTATTTGTTAAAGTAGAACCTGACGCTGCTTTAATTGCAATCTTTACTACACCATAAACTGGGTTTTCATCATCTTCTCCACCCCAAGCAGAAACTGATTGTGCGTTAGGATACAGTGATTGTACTATCGTTTCATAATCACCAGTAGTTACAGCTCTGTCTTGTGCTGAATATTGTAAAGGTGCATTATATCTAATTGATTCTTTTGTTTGAGCTTCTGAACCACCTTGAGCATTTGATACAGTAGTTAATGTAACATCTGAAAAACCACCAATGTTACCTGATAGTGTAAATGAACTAGCGCCATTTGCTTCATCTTTATTTGATACAATGTATTCTAGTATAACAATGTTACCATCGTCTAATTTATTTCCTAATACATCATCACCAAAATAAACTTCAAACTTACCATCTTCCATTTCTTGTAAAAAATAAACTTTTGAAGTAGCTGATATAGAAGTAATACCTGTTGCTAATGTATATGTGCTAGTAGTTGTATCACTAGCTGAATTTTGTACTGATACTTTTAAAGTTGTTGTATCTGCGCTTACACTTGGTATAATAAATCTTTGGTCAACATCTGTACTATCAACTGTATATTTAAATGTAACTAAAGTACCTTCAAAAATAGATATGTTTGAAAATTTGTAAATACCATTTGTTGGTGTTAATGTGTGTTCTGCATTAGTAACAAACTGATAAGTTTCACCATCAACTGTTGTTGTAAATGCTGTACCTTTTGCCATAGTAATTGTTGCAACAGAAGAAGCAATATTATTCATCAAAATATCGACTGTTGCTGTAGGTGATTTGGGTGATGTAGGTGTATAACCTAACATCTTTGCTAATGATACAATATTTTTTCTAATATCAGCACTGTCTAGGTACATTTCATTTGCTAACATATTAGCATTGAAACCTAGGTAGTGTGTATTGTAAGCAAGTAAGTCTAGTAGAACAGCAAAACCAGAACCTTCAAAATCATAATCTTGGAATTCTGATTGATCTTGTAAAAATGATTTTAAATTTGCTTTTATATCGTCAAAATCAAAATCTGAAACTTGTAATTTATTGCTTGCCATCTTATCTTAATCTTTCTAAAAATGTTTCTACTGTAATTGGGTTTTGTATTCCTATAACATAAAATTTAATTTCAAGTCTATATGCATTTCTATCAATATCAGGATCAGCTAAAATTTGTGTTATCTTTGCTCTTGGCTCAAAGTTGTTTAACACTTCTTCTACTTTTCTTTGTAAGTTTAAAGCAGTCAATGGTGTCATTGGCTCAAATAATAACGCTCTTACGTTACCACCAATCTCTGGGTGGAAAGGTCTTTCAAAGTGATTAGTATTAATTAAATTTCTAACACTTCTTTTTACTGATTCAACATCAGTCAATTTATTTACATCATTTGTGACAACATTTCTACCAAAGTCTAAATCTAAATCTTTGTAAATTCTAGTAGCACGTTTACTATTGTTAGTTGCGTTTAGATTGGCCATACCAATATTTATACACTATTAACCAGCGTTTACGTTTGAACTACCAGAAATACTATGACCACAAGAAGCTGTATCACCTGCTCTAACAACACCTATACTATTTACTTTTACAGTAGAAGAACTACTGTTCATTGGTGGTGTAGGTGCGTGTGGTGGTATACCATGACTTGCTACCTTATCACCTAGTCTTACAACACCCTTACTATTAACAGAAACATTAGAACTACCCTCTATGGCAACACCACCAGCCAAATCTTGTCCGTTTCTACTAATACCAGGCATTATTTTCCTTGTGAGTTGTAAACTTTAAATGATCTTTTACGAGATTTGTTCATAGAACTCTTTTTAACTCTTTTACTTGTGCCTTGTGAAGTCTTTTTAGGCATTCTTTCATGCGCTATAAATGATTTCGCTAATTTTGCCATTATCTACTTGCCTCTTTTGCTGCTTTTAGTGCCGCTTTTCGTTTTTCTGCGATTAACGCTTGTCTTATTTTACGACCCATTGGTATTTCTACAGATTGACTGATTTGTTTACCTTTTTTACTCACATATTCAACACTTATAAATCTATCTTTGTAATCACCTTGTACAGCTCTTACTGCTTTTTTTAAACTTGTCTGTTCTGTATCTTTTTCATCACCATTTTCGTTCCAAAATGTAAATTTTCTCATTTTTGCCATTATATTTTATGCTCCATTAAATAAATCTTCGTTGATTGTTGATTTTTCTTTTTTTTCTTCGTGTCTACAGTTACCGCAACACTTAATTTCACCATTGCCATCGTAATCTTTCATACAATCGCCACCACAGTGACAGTCGTGTCCGCAATTTTCACAATATTTTGTCATATTTTTATTTATGTTAGTATTTACAACGCACATTTGCGTGTTTTAGATTCGTTTCTGTTAAATTTTCTTTATTTTTCAACGCCGAATCGCCAATTTTCTCTAAATCTGGCCTAATTTTACATGATATTTCGGTACAAGAACAAATGGTGAACAAAAAAAGTAAATAAGTCAAGTAAATCAACCCTTTTTTAACCAAAATAATTTGCTTTTCTACCATTTTTCTCTGTACTAATCTATTTATCCTGATATATTAGCTAGTATATGATAAACAAAAACATAAAAACAAATAATATGACGATAGTTAGAAATATCGCATATAAACAAATAGAAAAGATAAACAAAAATTTAAAAGAAGTTATTGAAGTTGATAATACTCTTTTAAGTATGATTGATATTAATATGAAAAATGCAATTAATAAAATCATTAACAATTATAAACTAAAACAACAATAAGGAAAAAACACTATGATACTACAAGAAATGAAAGACACTAATAAATTTAACCAAAAATTATTTTCAATGTCTATTGAAGATTTAAATAACACTAAAGATTTGATTGCTGATATTATTCAGAGTAAGATTAAGTCTGTTATGAAAGTTGGTATGAAAGTTAATATAGTCCAAAAGACTAAAAAGACTTCAGGTGTTATCAAAAAGATAATGCAAAAAAAATGTTTAGTAACAATTGACAGTGGTGTAACGTACAGAGTACCAATGTCTATGTTGGAGGTAGCGTAATGAAAAAAAAGATATACGAATATATGACTTTAGTTTTCGCAGTAGTTGGTACACTAGCAATGGTATCAGCAGTTGGTGCGATAGAAACAGATCAATACTTGTTAGGTGCGGCAGCAGTTATGACAGGTATTACTAGTTACATGATGACTATGTTCTCACAAAGTTTATTTGCTGAAGCAGAAGCTAGAGAAAAATCATCTTGGAACGACTTAAATGAATATTACATAAATGGAGAAAAATAATGATTACAGTAACAGATAAATCAACAACACTATTAGAAGGTGTCGGTAAAATGATTGACGCCATGGTATTAGATTATAGTAAAGGTAATAATAACGAAAGAATGTTTAACGAATACAAAGATGGTTTTAAAACTATGACTGGTCAAAAATTTATCAAAGTGGTTAATAACAATGGTGTAAAAGCTTTTGTTGTAAAGGCAGATGGTGGTAGATTTAAGATGGGTGATATTCTTAAACCTGCGAGTTGGAGAGCTCCAGCTAAAAATAGTGCTAGAGGTAATGTACTTGAAGGTGGTTATGCTATTCAATGGACAGGACCATTGTATTTAAGATAATGGCAAAGTATCAAGTCATAAAAGACAGTAAGGTCTTAAAAGAATTTGACAAACCTATGGATGCGGCCATATTCGCTACTAATAACGAGTTTGGTCCAGGTATGTCAATTGTTACTAATGATAAAGAAGCGTCAGAGACGTGGACACATTTTGATTACAAAGAAAGTTTATAATGGACAAATATTTAAAATGGATTGCGACAGGATTTCTAATGATCGGTGCCGCATTAAATTCACTTAACATTTATCCTTGGGGTCCTATCGCTAATTTGTTTGGTGGTATGACTTGGTTAATCGTTTCTATTATGTGGCGTGAAGCCGCACTCATCACAACTAATATTGTATTAGCGACAATTACATTTATTGGTTTAATTTACACTTATACTCATTAAAGAGCAATCATAGTTTAACGGTAGAACGTCTGCCTGTGGCGCAGAAGGTCATTGTTCGATTCAATGTGATTGTACCAGTTTAGAAAAAGTGAGAGGAGAGAATGTGTGGAGGTCTCTCCTCTCTATGATAGACCGAAGTCTATCGTGGTGTGGTATAGTTATTTATACATCAAATTTTCTGTAGTCTTGGATCTTTTGATGTGATATTTTTTTCTGCTTTTGGTCTAGCAATTGAGTCCATACTTCTTTTTCTCAATTGGGCTTTGGCAGATAATTCTTTACTTCTATCTGTAAAGAGTTTCTTTAAATCCCATTTAAAGTTCATAACACCCTCCTTCTTAAAGTTAGGTGCGTTCCTTCAGCATTCGCTTACTTCCGGCCATATGGCTGAACGTGTATTATTATTTATAAC